GTATGGATAAACTATGCGAAGAGGCTATTGTAATGGGAGTATCTGGTGATAATGAATATTGTAAGCAAGCTTGGAAAAAATCCAATCCGCTTATAAAAGACATTACACATACACTGGCAGCCGATCCCGGTTTGTCATTAGCAGGAAGATGTGATATCATTAATATGATTGATCTTGTAGCAAATAGAGCAACGTTCATTATCGACCCTGAAGGTATAATCCAACATTCATCAATGAATGCAATGGATACTGGAAGGAACGTAGATGTACTATTACAAACTCTCGAGGCACTTAAAGCAGGCGGTTTAACCGGATGTGATTGGGTTGCAGGAGAGCAGTTCGTTGCCTAGTGTAGATCTAAGACCGCGTAAACCAAATCCTAAGGATAAAAGACCTCAGAAGGAAATGCCCTTTGATGTTGGTTTACGCAAATTTAAGAAAGCTTGTGAGAGAGCTGGAATCGTGCAGGAGGTTCGTAGGAAAGAATTCTATGAAAAGCCAACTGCTAAAAGAAAGAGAAAAAAGGCTGAAGCAATTGCTCGTACTCGCAAGCAAGAAAGAGCAGCAAAATTAAGACCGAACAGGTGGAGATAATATTATGGGTATAATGGATAAACTTAAAAAGAATTCCAAAATTAAAACAACAGCTATATTGCAAGAGAGTATATTCTTTCAAAAGCAAGATACAGTTAAAACTGAGGTGCCAATGATTAACGTTGCGCTATCAGGAGATGTTGATGGTGGAATGACAAGTGGATTGACAGTATTAGCTGGTCCTTCCAAACATTTTAAAACATCATTTGCATTACTTATGGCAAGTGCTTATTTAAAAGAACATGAGGATGCAGTATTGTTATTCTATGATTCAGAATTTGGTTCACCGCAATCATACTTCGAATCATTCGGTATCGATACTAGTAGAGTATTACATACTCCTATTACAGATGTCGAGCAATTGAAATTTGATCTTGTAGGTCAATTGGATAATATCGATCGTGGTGATAAAGTATGTATTGTTATTGATTCAATTGGTAACTTAGCTTCTAAGAAAGAATTAGAAGATGCACTGAATGAAAAAGGTGTAGCTGATATGTCAAGAGCAAAAGCTTTAAAAGGATTATTTAGAATGGTAACACCATATCTAACAATGAAAAACGTTCCTCTTTTAGCAGTTAACCATACCTACCAAGAAATTGGTCTGTTTCCTAAAGCAGTAGTTTCAGGTGGCACAGGTATATATTACTCAGCAGATAATATTTGGATTATTGGTAGAAGGCAAGAGAAAGTTGGAACTGAAATCAAAGGTTATCATTTTGTAATTAACGTAGAGAAATCTAGGTTTGTTAGAGAGAAATCAAAGATACCTATCTCAGTTACATGGGAAGGTGGAATTGAAACTTATTCTGGTTTGCTAGATGTCGCTCTTATTGGTAACTATGTTGCTAAGCCTTCCGTCGGTTGGTATTGTAGAGTTGATAAAGAAACTGGAGAGTTACTCGATCCTAAAGTAAGACAAAAAGGTACTCTTGAAAAAGAATTCTGGGACCCAATCTTTGAAGGTACCGACTTTAAGAAGTTCCTCAAAGGTCATTACCAAATAGGTCATAAGCCTTTACTAGAAGTTGCAACTGACTTATCATTGGATTCTGAAGATGCCGAATAGTGTTGTCGATAATAATGACTTTAAATATATAGAATCAGAAGTCGAAGACTTTTATGGTATAGAACTTCTTACTCATTCGAAGTGGAAAGGAATCCAATACATATATGGCAAGGTGAATATAAATGAATCACCTGAACTTGGAACAGCCACGTTAGGATTTACCTATCAAGTTGTAGATTCTAAACAATTCGAAGAGGATGATTTAATAAATGATATTAAATTTAAAAATTATCTGGGTGGTATATTACAACATATCATTACAGATTCACTAGATAATGGAGCAAAGATTGGAAATAACAAATCAAATACAAACACACATACTCAATCATCTGATAAATGATGAGGAGTATTGCCGTAGAGTAATACCTTTCCTAAAGAAAGAATATTTTGAACATGAACACAGGGTCGCATTCGATCTTGTGGTTCAATTTGTTACTAAACATAACAAAATACCATCAGGCAAAATTCTAGAGTTAGAGCTTAAGAAAGTTCAAGCTCCTGATGATGTTCTAACAAGAACTCAAGAATTGATTGATGAAATGAAAGTAAGATCTGATCTTGATATAGATTATATTATAGCAGAATCTGAAAAGTGGTGTAAAGATAGAGCAGTATATAATGCTATAATGGAATCTATTAAAATCATTGATGGCAAAGATCCAGAGAAAGATGATGGTGCAATCCCTGAAATTCTTTCTAATGCATTGGGTGTTTCTTTCGATCCTAATATTGGCCATGATTATATCGATAACTCGGATGATCGTTTCCATTTTTATAATACGAAAGAAGAACGTATACCGTTTGATTTAGATTACATGAATAAAATTACAAAGGGTGGCTTACCGAATAAGACCTTGAATATTGCAATGGCCGGCACAGGCGTAGGTAAGTCACTCTTCATGTGTCATTGTGCAGCAGCTAATCTTGAGCTAGGAAAGAATGTATTGTACATTACTATGGAAATGGCTGAAGAAAGAATTGCTGAACGTATTGATGCTAACCTTATGGATTTACCAATCCAACAATTAGAGACTCTTCCTAAGAATGTATTTGATTCTAAGATAGAAAAGATTGGTAAAGGCTCAATAGGTAAACTTATCATAAAGGAATATCCTACAGGTGCAGCTCATACTGGACACTTTAGGGCATTACTTAATGAATTAAAACTTAAAAAGAATTTCAAACCGGATATCATATATCTAGATTATTTGAATATTTGTGCATCTTCTAGGGTGAAAGGCCTTGGTGGATCTATAAATACTTATTCCTACATTAAATCTATAGCAGAAGAGCTAAGAGGTTTAGCGGTGGAATTTAATCTTCCAATCATGAGCGCAACTCAAACAACGCGTGGTGGTTATGGTAATACTGATGTCGGACTGGAAGATACTTCGGAATCGTTCGGTTTACCCGCAACGGCTGATCTTATGTTTGCTCTCATATCAACTGAGGAACTAGAAGAATTAGGCCAAATGCTGGTAAAACAATTGAAGAATCGTTATAACGATCCAACCAAATACAAAAGATTTGTAGTAGGTATTGATCGAGCAAGAATGAAACTTTACGATGTAGAAGAGTCGGCTCAAACTGATATTATGTCAGATATGGCTCCCGACAAACCAATCGCAACGTGGGGCGATAGAGAAAACAAAGACACGTTCGCGGAATTCAAAACATAAATGGAGAAAATATATATGTTAAATTCGATAAAAAACTGGGTAAAAAATAGATTGCCTGAAAGAACTTCACATGACGGAGTATTGCTTATTGTGATATGCGGTAGTGTGTTGCTTTTTGGTGGTGTAGCTAAACTACTCGCATGGGTAGGAATAGGTTACGGTATCTATACTTTAGTCAGAGAGGAAGCGTAATGAGTTATTTAAAATCATTAGGAATGGCAACATTATTAATTCCATCATTTTCATTTGCAGACGTAAGTGGTAGTGTAGGATATAGTAGTGATTACATGTGGAGAGGGGCAACTCAATCCAATGGCCAATCTAGCTTTAACGCCAATCTTGAAGTAGAATCCAACGGTTTCTTTGCAGGTGCATGGACTGGACAAGTTGACTTCGGAGACGATGCATCTTGGGAAAGGAATCTATATTTAGGATATGGCTTTAGCGTTAGTGATAACTTAAGCGTCAAAGCGGGTATTAATCAAATACGTTATGACGGTGGTGGAAGAGGCGTGAAAGAAGAAGGATTTGTTAAAGTAAATTACAAAAACTTAAACGTCATGTATTTTCTAGACACCGAAAATGAAGATGATTACGCGCATATCAGCTATGACATATCGGACTTTGTTCCAGTAGTAGATGTAGCTCTTGGTTATGGTTACCATGACGAAGAAAATGATTTCTCGACAATGACCGTATCATATGATCTAAACGATGAATTCGAACTTAGCATGATGGTAATGCTTGACATGGCTTTCGAAAATCAGTTTAGTGATTCTGTATCTCTCGGTTTACATTATAATTTTTAAGAAAAGGACTAATATATAATGATGGATGTGAAACTCATATCATATTCACAACCAGCTGTAGACTTCGATATACCAAACGATGTTCTACAGTTGGTTGCCTATTGCGCTAGGGTATCAAACCCAGACAATCAGAATAATGAAAAAACAGCAGAAGGTCTAGTTAAGTATTTAATGAAGCACAAACATTGGTCACCATTAGAAATGGTATCTGTTTGTATGGAGATTAATTGCCCTAGAGACATTGCTAGACAAATACTTCGGCATCGTTCATTCTCTTTTCAAGAGTTTAGTCAACGATACGCCGACCCAACAAAAGACTTAAAGTTCACTACGAGAGCAGCAAGGATGCAAGATCCTAGTAACCGTCAGAATTCTATTGAATTACCAGAAGACGATACTATTAACTACATCTGGGAATCATATCAAGAAACAATAATCGAAAGATGTAAGAAAGCATATGATTGGGCTATCGAAGCTGGCATAGCAAAAGAACAAGCCCGTGCAGTATTGCCTGAGGGTTTAACTATGTCACGTATGTATGTTAATGGAACGCTAAGAAGCTGGATTCATTACATAGAACTAAGAGGATCTCATGGTACTCAAGAAGAACACATAGAAATAGCCAAAGCCTGTGGCAAGGTAATTGACACTATATTCACTCCCTTATCTAAATAAACGAAAATAAACGTAAAAAAGGGTGTACATTACTAGTAAACTATGGTATAATATACCTATATTAGATAATAAAGGAGTTAATATGAAAAACGAAATAAATCAACTACTAGAAGCCATCGCCGATGACTATAGGACGTTTCAAACTAGATCGAAAGTTGCCAATGGGTATACATACGATGTAGAAGAAAACGTAGCTGAATTCAAAGAAGCACTTACCGTGAAGGAAGGTTCTAAATACATTAGAATCGATACTAAAGGTTCAGTGTGGGGATTCATAAACAAAGGTAACGACAAATTTAAAGTTGGCGATATCTTAAAACCAGCTGGATATAGAGCTCCAGCGCTTAACAAGGCAAGAGGAAACATCCTTGATAAGTACACGGTATCTTGGACAGGACCACACTATCTTGCTGGTTACTCAGCAGGTGGAACGAGAGATATGGATCTCTTAAGTGGCAACTCTAAAGTTATCACAGTTGAAGGAGTATCAGTATAATGAATACTCCCGGAATCCAATACGATATGTTTAGTGATACGTTTACTGCAAGGTTCGAGCACATAGCAACAACCTACCCAGTATACTTATATCTAAATGAAAATGAGTTTAAGCTCATGACAGTCAAAGAGAACATGGATGCTAAGTTCGACCAAGCATTACAGTCACTTTGGTTAAGAGGCATTATCCCTCAAACTGGCGGTTCAGTTAATGAAGATATTGCCGACTTTCAAGAGAATCACTTCCTTGAAGGTGTATACAAAAATGAACAATTAAGGAGTCACTAATGACACAAGCACAATTAAAGCAAACGCAATCAGCTATCCTAGTTGACATGGATGGAACGTTGTGCCATAGAGAAGGATTCACCGATAGAGATCCGTATGATTACACTAGATCTGGTGAAGATGGATTAGACCCAACGGTTGCAGATATCGTTCAAAGATTTTCTGCTGACCATACTATTATCATCTTTACAGCAAGACCTGCTGCAGCTGAATTCATTTGCAGAACATGGTTGAAAGAACATGGTGTTACATTCGACGCTATCTTCCTCAGGAAAGACAAAGACTTTAGAGAAGATTCAATCGTTAAATGGGAAATGTTTCAAGAACATGTTGAGCCATTCTACAAAGTTGCATTCGTCTTAGATGACAGGCAACAAGTTGTAGACATGTGGAGAGCAAACGGATTAAAGACATTACAGGTTGCGTCCGGTGATTTTTAAAGTCACAGCAATAAAGGAAGGCAATATCGTATCAGAATATCTATATGAATTAGAAGAAACTGCTACGGTATTTGCCGTTCGTATGAGAGAAAAAGGTTATCAAATCAAGATTGAAAAGATAGCATCTCATGATTGAAACTATAATTGGAATTATATGTGTCATAGGCGTAGGCTGGACTTCTTATAAAATAGGAAGGCGTGAAGGCGCTCAGCATTGCTTAGACATACTACATGACAAACGGATTATCAGCTATGATAGTGATGGACAAATAGTTCCTAACCCATTCTTCATCCCAGAAGAGAATTAAAATTGTATAAATAGATATACAGTAAACTAAGAAAAGCCTTTACATTGGCTAAAAAGTATGGTATAATCTATTTATGTTAAAATTTTCTACATTCAAAAAATTAAACGAAGACATTAGTGCATTAAAGTATGCAGGTGACGACGCTGAATTTGCGATAAAACTAATCTCAGAGATTGATGATCAAATAGGAAGTATCGATAGCGAGATTGAATTAGATGGAAGGTCTGGAAAAAATAGCGGTGCCAAGCTTGGCATATCTCAATTAATGATTGACAACCAACGTGGTAAGTTCTCTTCATTAGCAAACTCAATCATCGACAAAAGCCCAGAATTAGAAAGAAAAAATACAGCTCCTGGAAGAGAAGAAAAAGATTACGCATTTAAACATGTGGATATGACCAAATATATCTATGTTAATCTTAGACCAACAGGAAAACGATCTGCGGCTGGCGATGATCCTAACGAACTAATGACAGCAGCGTTATGTTTACTACCTAAACTTAAAGTACCTACTAACTCAGATGATATGGATATTCTTATCGATATTGTATCAGGTAGTTTAAAGAAAGTAAAAGGTTATAAACAAGGTCAAGTCGATTCTTTAAAAGAAGATTATCCGAATCTTTGTATGGCAGTTTCAGCTGCAATATCAATACACGAAGCTGGTTATGGTAATGCTGATATGGTATATCTTACAGGCCAAGCATGGGACGACGATGTTAAACAGTTCCAAATATCTAAATATGGAATGGCTGATTTTAACTCTTCAGATTTCATAATTAAAAAAGGTAAGAACTACCTTGGTGTATCTCTTAAGAAGAAAACACGATTAAGTTCATCTGACCCAACTCTAATTAATAAATCATTCGCTACATTATTCCAAGATAAGAAATTTGATTCAATGATTAAAGCTTTAGAATTAAAAGCTGGTATGTTTTACTTAAGAGTTATTGCTAAGGCCAAAAAAGACGGCGGGTTATCTGCAGATATGTTGACCATGATGGCAAAGAAAAGACCTAGCACAACCAATTGGAAAATGTATGTACAAAGAATTGATAACAAATTTATTAATTCAGAGTTAAAAGGATCTAAGTCTTTATTCAAAGCAATGTCTGATATCATTATTACGAA